GATAATACATGTTCGGCAAATAGGTTGCAGGCTCACCGAACGTGTTCTCGACCCACGAACAGAATCGCGCCGAGTTTCCGCCGATGTGAAAATTGGATGTGGATCCCTCAAGCTGCAATCCTTCTTTGATGAGGCGGATCCCATTGGTATCGGCCTGGAGGAATCCCACATTCGAATGCGATACCACGGCAAATTGAACATCCGGATGCGTGGCCGAGAGATAGGACAGGGTCGGCGTGCTCACCCATGGTGCCGAGATCACAACATGTGTGGCGTCCGGGTTCTGTGCGAGCGCGAGTTTAATATCGCCCTCATTTTTTAGTGGAATCACCTGCGCCTTAATGCCGATGCGATTGAGCACCTTGGCATTATTCAGGGCGGCGACACCGAGGCCGATGTGCGAGATGCCAGCGATCGCAGCAAAGTTTTTATAGCATAGCAGGACGTGCAGCGCGCGGTGCGGGTGGCGATTGGGATGCGTGTATTGAGAGGGCGTGTGGATCATGTCTCTTCCTTTGGTTTAGGTTAGTTTTTAAGTCCGGTTTTTTCTTTTCCATTGTAGGCATCAATGCGAACCGTCTTATTGGTTCGCACGGCGCCCTCAAGCGTTGGCATCGATCGATTCTGTGAGTGTGCGAGATCAATCATCGCAAGCGTGTCCTTGACGAAACACATGCCACCCCAGCCACGTTTACCGTCGGGTCCGGGGACGCGATTGCGTTTGATCAGATTTCCAAACGGCATCGCCATTTTTACGGCCTGATCAAAAACCTTCTGTTCGCCGGCGAGATCGTAAACCTCATTCAAAAATGAGAGCGTCACCGGCAGAATGCAGTTGTGAATGTACTTCGCAAACTCGGTGGCCTCATAAATCGGGCTAATGATGATTTCCACGTTGCGCCGGAGAATCTTTGCGTAAAAATCGCCGACCTCCATGGTGTCCTCGGGCCGACCCGACAACAGCACCGCCTCCTGATTTCTGAAATCCTCTTTAGCGGTCTTCTCGCATAGAAATTCCGGATTGTGAACCAGGCGCAGGCGCGGATAGGCGGCGGCGATCAGTCGCATTGTGCCGGGACGGACCGTGGACTTGATCGCCACGATTCCCTTGTAATTCATTTCATCAAACCATTTGCACGTCGAATAGATCTCGGTGAGATCCTGTCCACCCGTGACCGACGTCGGGGTGGGAACGCACACAAACGCCATCTTCGTATCGGTGATCTTAGTCGGGAGCTCGTTTAGTTCGGGTTTGTATTTATCCCACGCGGAGATTTTGCACGGTCTGGATCCAGCCATGACCGCGCGGCCTACGACACCGAGGCCGATCACGGCGATGTGCGGAAATTTCATGTTCTCTTCCCCTTTTAGGACAGGGACGCCCAGCGTTGCTTTAGGCTTTGGATTTTTTCGGAGCGGCCTTCGCTGGAACGTCGGCTACACCTACAACCTTGCCCAAGGCTTTCAGATCGTCAAGTGATCCGTTGAATAGATTCCCGTCACACGACATTGATCCGGGATGACCAACACCGGCGACACGCTGACGATCGGTGTACTGCCAGAAGGTCCATTTCGACCACGCGCGGGGAACGTGCGGCGCACGCACGCCATAATTCGCGACCCACAGGGGATATTTAGCAAACTCCGATGTGGCCGCGTCACCGAGGTGCGAGGCGCCACCATACACAATCGGTGTCATGCCGAACAATTTCTCGACGGTTTCCAGGAATGTCAGGGCGTCCTCTGGCGATGCGACACCGCCGCTGTACGATTCCCAATCCATCACGGGTGGCAAATCGCCAGGCGAGAGCATTCCCACCTGATTAAAAAAGTCATGCGCCTGCTCAACAGGATTGCCAACGTGTAAAAAGTGATACGCACCACGGATCACGCCGTTCGCTGCACACCCGACCCACCGATTGTTGAATGTCGAATCGATAAACGTCAGACCCTCGGTGGCCTTCATGAAGGCAAAGACAATACCGGCCGCCTTCGCCACCGGCCAATTGACATTCGCATTCCATTTCGAGAGATCAATTCCCTGAATCATTTGGATAGTTTCCCTTCTATCTTAGCTAGACGTTCGGTCAGTAGACGCTCTATGGTCGTCAGCTTTTCCATTACGCGTCCGTCGATCTCGACCACCTTAGCCTCGCTGTGGTCCTGACGCTTCTCAAGACGCATAATGTCGCGCGCATTTGTTTTCGAAAGTGATTCCAGGCGCGAGAACCACGCGATCATACCAACCACCGATACGCCCAGAATGACCCAACCATCGTCTAAGTGAGGGAGTTCCATTATAACGATCTTAGTTTTTCCACCGCCCACTGCGCAACAGTCTGTGGGTCCGGGAGGCGTGATTCCAGTTCTTTGGGCGTGGCCTGATCGAATCTGGTCACAAAATTGTAGGCCGGGTTCATGTACTCGTGTCGGTAAATCCAACCGAGACTCAGATTTTCCATCCGCCATCCCCACTTGACATATTCCTTATCCGTGTCGCAGGACTTTCTCCAGTGCGTGATCGCGTCCGGATGTTTGACGGTGGACAAAAATCCAATCCAGGCATGTCCCGCCGCTGCGAGGTGCAGTGGTGCCGAATCATTCGTGATGACCACCTTGGCCGAATGTAGGAGGGCCGCGGACTCCCGCACCGATAATTTGTGTCGTAGGTCATCGCATCCCACCGTGCAGACATCCACCACCCCGCGTCCGTCGTGAGTCGTGCCACCGATGAGGGTCGGCCGGATCCCCTCACCGATCAGGGACGCAAGGACCTCATTCCACCAGCACACGGGAAACGTCTTTGATGGCCAGCTCGCACCGGGATGCACGACCACCTCGCGCGACAGATGCTCCTTTTCATTTCGAAGATCCAACCAGATCGCACGGTCATCCACGGGCAACTGATTTCTAAATAGGCCGATAGATATGTAGTCCACAATCTGCGTGTTGAAATTTACGATGAATTCCGAATTTAGGTCCTCGCCATCGTAGTAGCATCGCAGGGTGAAATACTTGTCCCATTCCGGCGTGGTGGTCTTCAGATCAATGATCTCGTGCACGCCGTCCATGGTTTCAAAGAGCTCGGGGTAATATGTGGCCACCGTGAGGCGATCAAATCGCTTGGTGCCGTATCGGATGGCGGGAATCGAGCACACCACATCACCGAGAGATTGTGGGGTGATGATCAGAACATTTTCCAGGAGACCACGATCCTCGGCCACCAGGCGGCGCACGCTCGGGATCATGACCGCAGGAATTGCGATGTTACCCTCATCAGTAATTTCTTTTTGAAGTCGAACTAGCTCAGGCATCTTCTTCATCCTTCTGGTCGGTTTGACCATTTTTATTTTTATATTCCTCGTAACGTTCCTCGCGATCAACCTGACAATTTCCGGTGAATCGCAGGCGCACATAATGACCGCGCGTCGATACCACCTCAATGCGAACGATGCCATGCTCAATCAAAATCGCCTGGCCGACCTTTCGCGTGAGAACTAGGGATCCCATGTGCCTGCCTTCTATAATTTCAAGTATGAGTACGTGATACCGGAATCAAACCGAAATCGATTGTAATAGGTAAAATTCGAATCATGCCAATGTGTGTGCGGGCTATGCAGGCGCATGGGTAAATAGTCGTCGAGCTGGTGTGGCGCAAACTGCATGAGGACCTTCTTGTTCCACACACGCGGATAACACGCGGCGATCCACGAGAGCCCGGAGTCGCACCCAATAAAGATGCTCCCGCGCGCGATGTGCGTGACGGCATCCCAAATGTTGTCAGATCGTCCATCCACCGAGAACCACAACGGATCGTCCTTAGCGCCCACCTGAACCGTCATTGGATACACGCGCCTGATGTGTTCGACGATGTCCATGGAGAATGATGGCTGAGATACGCCACACGGATGCACCACCGTTGCGCCACTAGACGCTGCGTCCTCGAATCGATAGAGCCTCGGGTGTTTAAGTCGGGCCGGGATCAGGCCGAACATTAGGGCGTTGCGTTCGGCGAGGGAGGTGAAGGTCGTGCGGCCGAAATGCAGGATCGGCATGGACACGGCGGCCGGGTCTATAACATCGTCAGCATCCACATCACGCACAACAAATGGATTGTAGTCAAAGACCCAACAGCGATCCACATCGACCAATTTTTGACCTGTAGCAAGATAGTAGTTCTCCGGGACTGAAGTGAATTGAATCTTATCGCCGATGCCACGGCAATTCTTGAGTGTGATACCCTTCATTTTTTCTCCAGAGCCTTCGAGGCCACACAGTAAACCCAGTGGTGAACGAAGTCTTCAGGGCCGGGCTTATACTCCTCGGCCAGCTCCTGGAGCATGAGGTCCTCGATCTCGGCGCGGGCCTTGTCGAGTGCCTCTTGAAGTTCTGCTACTGTGCTCATCGGGCCTCTCCGAAGGATAGCTCCTTAAGCAGATCCTCGTAGTCCTTGAGCGTTTGATTGTACTCGTTGAGGGCCTGGCACTCTTTGGAGCGCGCGAGACTAGTCGCCTGCTTGCACTCTTCCCAGTATCGATATGCGGCCTTCAGGGCATCGTAGTGATTAGCGAGTTTGGTTGCGTCCTCAGTCATTTTTCCTCCGGTCGCAGCCACAGAGCGACACAGTGGCCGATCATGAAATAGGGCAGATACAGCGACGTGAACGGATATTGGGTCGAAAGGTAGTGAACCAGCGCGCACAGACCTATCGATACCGTGATGACTGCGAGGAGGCGTAAGAATGCTTTTATCATTGGCAACTCCATCCTAAGAGTAAAAGGTCGGGAATTTATCCCGACCTTGAGAGTAGCCACGCAAATATTCGGTTGTCTAGTTTAAATATCTAGGCGAGTGACCGTGATAGCCGAGTAGCTGGAGCCACCGTTCGAGATATTGTAAACGCACGTTCCAGAGCCATTCGTTGAGCGCACTTCAACCGACCATTGGATGTTCGTCTGGTCGGCGCTGTAGTAGTACGTTCCATCAAGGAATGATGAGGCACCAGGTCCAGAGCTACCGCCGACGCCCGTGTTCAACTGAGCCAAGACAAGGTTATTCGTGATGTCCCGCAAGCGCGACTCGCAGTCGAAACCGTTCGTCGAGTTGTATAAGTGACCCGTCGCCGTGATGCGATAGTATCCCGCCGGTAGATACGCGATCTTGAGCGCGTAGTCGTTTGCCGTGGCACCGGCCAGAGCTACTCCATAGAGCGTCCGGCTAGTCGAATATCCAGTTCCCGTTACCGCGACAAATGAGGTGCTGGTAGTTGAGGTTGCCGTTCCACCCGGTGCGTTTGACTGGGCGAAGAATCGTCCGAAAGGGAATGGCGGGAGGGTCAGGGATGTCGCGTTGCTGGTCCACGTACCCGCCGTTGCCTCTGTGATATTGATGCGACCAATGGTCCTGATGGCCTTAGAGGAACGTCCCGTGCCCGAATAGATTTGGCTACCCGCCGTTGCGGAGCTGGACATCGTGGTTGAGGTCCACAGCACCCCTTCATCCAATTGAGCCACACCGCTCACGGCTAGTTCAATGGTTCCGGCGTTATTCAGAGCGTAAACGTAGAGGTTGCACGGGATGCCGCTCGTGCATCCCAATGTCGCACCGGATGATACGACCAAGCTGGTCGATGATGTCGCGTTTACATCAGAGTAGGTACCCGTGGCGAGTGTTGAGCTGCGGAACGCCACGCGACACGGTGCCGTGGTGGACGGGTCGTTACCGGCCTGATTCTTGAGGGCGATAGTCAACTGGTTGGATCCGACGGACGTCGCGATCGTGCAGTCCTTAATGTCATACGGCGCCGAATTCTGCGTGTTCAGTTTGGCGATCGTGATGGATCCATCCGGTATTTTATAGGCACCGAATGCTGACTGTGCGGCAAATAGGAGAGCTAAGATTGATTTTTTCATTACAACACATCCCATGAGGTTCCGTTGTTTAACAGCGTTACTGATTCGTAAAGATTCGCCGATTCAATCGTGTAGGTGTTCGACCCGTCAATATTTTCAGCGCCGTTGCCAGCGATGGTGATCGTCGAGCCGTTTGACGATACGTTCTTGACGACTATGCGATGTCCCGTGGCGGTCGAGGCCACGGTAGGCAGGGTCACCGTGTATGCGGTGGATCCACCACATCGGACGACATCATCCGTGGATAATATGTTCGCCGTGGTGGTGACCGTCCTGATCCCGTTTCCAGACCGTTTCCAGTTAGTCGTATCGGTGACCGCGTTGTTCGTGTTGGAATCTGTCAAAGATATGTAGAACGTTCCGTTTCCACTTGCGTCCGTGACCACGGATCCCTTGTAGTACGTGGTTCCAGAATCCCACTCAGGCACCCCGGTTTGGAGAAGATATCCGAGCTGATTGAATGCCAACCAGAACAGCGAATTTACGTCTTCCAGGGCCGCCGAATTATCGCCCACCACCGCGCTGAACAGACCACCCAAGAATACTGATAGGGCCTGCACGTCCGCCGCCGTGACTGTAGCGCCGGTGTATCTGACGGGTGAGTTCGCTGCGAAACTCCCGAACTGCGAGAGCTGATTGGTCCCCGCAGATGAGGCAAACGCTTTCTGTGTTGATCGTGTAATTTTTGACATTCCCTATCCCCTAACTGGTGAGACCATCATCATAAATGAGCCATGGTCGGTCCATGTGATAAAGGTCGTATGTATTAAACGAGGTACTGATCGCCTGCGCGTGATCGTAAGTCCGAAACCCGAAAAAACTGCCAATGCTCGATGAGTAGACCGACATCGCGAGCTGAACACCGGCCGGTTTCGGCAGGAGTTTTTCATTGATGAATAGCTGAGTGAGGCTCAGCGACCCAACCGACGTCGAAATGAAATAGCTGATGTTCATGTTCTTACCGTCGAACACGTAGATCTGGCCGGGGAAATAGAGATTCAAGAGATTGTTGATCGTCGCAAGCGAACTATCAGAAATGTTGCGGATAATGCCAATCTTGATAAGGGACCGGAAATCCGTATCGTTCAGCGATATCGCAGAACTGAATCCGTATCCGTTGCGCGTGACGCCCACATATTTGCCCAGGATGTCGAGCTGCACGCCCACGGCGGTGTCGATGCTAAACGCATCCCGCACGGTCAGAGGCAGGGTCACGTCCGTCTCGGTGAATGTCGCCGTGACGGCGGATCCGGAGGCCGTAAGCGTCGATGTGCCGATGGTCATCATGGGCGCGGGGAATACGCTCACGCCGGTAAACGTCACGGTCAAACCCGAGGCCAAGGATCCGGTGACGGTGGCGCTCGCGAGTCCCGAGATCGCCTGCACCTTAGTCTGAATGGTGCCGATCGAATCATTGTAGGCGATTGAGGCCGACGTATTTCCGTTCCAAGATAAGGTGAACGATCCCGCCGTCGGTGTCGCCGAGAACGTAATCACCTGTACCGTCGTTTGCGGTAGAATGGCCTGCGAGACCAGCGCACCAATGTGCGCATAAGCCTTCGGCATCCCGCGATATTGCAGGATCAGCAGGTTCTGGTAATACGTCACCAAATCATTCGGGCTCATTAACTCACCGTGATCGTGCAAGTTGCAGTGTTACCGAGGCCGTCCGTCACATGCACCACATCAGTTCCCGCAGTCGATGAGGTGTAAAGACCCGTCGAACTATTGATGGATCCAGCACCGGACGTCATCGCGTAGGTCATCGTCCCGTAGCCACCCCACACCGAGAACTGAATCGTATTCCCACCGTGCGCGATGTTGGCCGTCGAGACATACGTCGATGATCCCTCGCCACCAGATACCGAGAGCGCACCGCCTGCGGCGACCAGCACCACCGGCGTGAGAATGATGTTCGCAGCGAGAACGACGAATTGCTTATTCTTTGTACTCGGCTGCAAGGTGTTCGCATACACACCGTTATAGGTGGTGCAGAATCCCGCACCCGTCACCAGAGCGTTCGGATCGATGGCCTGTATCGCCGTGCCCAATGAGGTGATGTCCACCTCCTGATAAACACCAGGAGCATACGTCTTCGGGAGACCCGTGCTGGCATTGACGATGCCGAGATAGTTCGGAACATTCACGCCATCGATGGAGCTTAGTGTCGCCTCAATAAATAGATTTTGTGTGGTGACGTTGTCCCAGTAGACCGTAAATCCAACACCGTTTGGTTGACTGACGTTGTACGATTGAGATCCATACATGCCACATCCCGCCGAACGCTTGAGATAGATGGCGTTTGCAATGTCGGCCGCCGCTGCACTCCCGCCCACGATGCACCAGATGGAATGTCCCGGCACGCCGGATCCATCCGTGGTCCCGGTGACGTTCTCATACACAAACGCGGCGGACACTCCGCTCACGTTCTCAAGGGCAGCTAAAAGGCTCTGGACGAATCCCGTCGAGGCTAAGGCTACGGATTTTTGACGGCGCACGCGCAGGGCCGCGTCCGTTTCCTCATTCGTTCCAAGCGATGTGTAGGTGGAGGGATTGTTAATCCCCGTTACACCGAGCACCGAGGTGACGGCCGAGGTGATTGTTCCGATGGTGGTCAGAATGGCGCCGGGTGTGGCCGACTGAAATGCAAGCACATAGGATCCGGTGGTGAGGCCCGTGTTCGTCGTCTGAAGTTGCCATTGATTTCCGGCATTGTCCTGAACGGTGTAAACCTGTTGCGCGGTCTGATCCAGACCGTACAGGTTCACGGATCCCGTGGTGGAGATCGTGATGGTGACATTCGTCACCGTGTACGTTCCCGCCACGCGCTGAATGCCATTGATCGCGACACGCGCATCCAATGACGATCCCAAAGCCTTATCAGGGTCGAATGAATTGTAGATCTGCATGAGTAGCTGAGCTACGTCCATGATCCCCTGGGCAAAGATGTACATCATCTGGCCGTCTGGAGTATTCGCACCCAGGTTGATATTCGTGCCGTAAATCGACTGAAATGACGATGTCAGCGAGGCGATGATCTCGCTCTGCTGAATTGTCTGAAGACCATTTGAGTCTAACTTATTCGGCATATCACACCTGTCCTACGTCGTACTGAAATGCACCCGTCAAGATTCCATAAACCGTGTTGACCTGGTATCCAATCGAGATCTGACGCGAGGCATTCAGTTTCGCATAGAGCTGGAGGATGCCGGTCACATTATTCGTGTTCAGGATAGTGTTGGAGACGGCCAGGTTCAAGCTAACCGGCGAATTCTCGCCGAAGTACGAAAAGTAGTCGATCCCCTGGCTTAAGGCGAAGAAACAATCGCCGAGAAACGACAAAAGTCTAGTCTGGATGTCGAGGGCCGTTGCCTGCGGACTCCCGGTGGCGTCCTTCACGTAGTCGTTCGGACCCTTACCAAAGAGCCAATCGCCATTTGAATCGAGTCCACGCATGATCGCCATCGTTCACCTCATTCCAGTAGAGCGGCCAGTTGTGTTGCGTATGTCGTGAGCGCCGTCGCCACGGCCGGGTTCAGCGGTGTAGCCACCACCGGCACCGTGTTTGCCAAGGTCTCGAGCTGCGTCAGGATGTTGGCCAGGATTGTGCCGAGAGACTGCGTTTGGTTTTTAATCGTCGCCTTATGCGTGGTGGGATTTAGGCCCACCATGACGGTTCCATCGGTCAGGATGGCGCGCGTGCCGTCGAACGATGCGATGGCCTTCTGCTTGGATCTAACGCCCACCAGGGCGATGCCATCGGCCGTGGAATGCGTCCGTGGCGATGTCAGAGGCTTAGACGTGCCGTCCTGGTACCAATCATCGATGGACCGATCATTAAACAGAATCAGGCATTCATCCCCGGCCACGATCGGCATCTGGAGGGACACGGATCCGCCGCCCATGACGACGACTGGACAATCCTTCAGGACGGGATACTCCGAATAGCGTGGCACGGTCTTACCGTCGGGACCGGCGACGAATGAGGTCTTCTTGTAGAGAATCTCGATGTCCGCGGTCTGCGTGGCCGTATTGAATTTGGATATGCGGCCGATCGCGTGGCAATTTAGCGAGACCATCACATCACGCTTGAGATTCTTCAGCACGTCGATCAGGTCTAGATCACCGACTTGTTGTTTATATGGCATCATAAGTCTGGTCCAATCGTTAGAGCCTCGTTCGCAAACACCCCGATTGATGTCACGGCCTCGCCGGTCACACTGTCCGATATGATCGCCTTATGCGAGACTGATCGCACGATGTAGTGTCCATTGAACGATCGATCGGCATAGCTGTCGAGCTGAATCAATTGCCCGACGTTGATCCGGGGATCAAAGAGAATGTCGAAATTCAGAAACGTGTCCTCCAGAACCGGCACACCCAGGAGGCCGCTCGCGCTGTTGATGACAATCGGCGGATCCGGCAAATAGTCGCCATCGCCGAGCACATGCGCCTGGCCATTGTCGATAAAGAACCCGCCGCCGGTCACCTGATCCAGAATATCCGTCCCGTTACCGGAGAATGAATTCCCGCGCGTCAGATTCGGCATCGAATTGTAGGAGTCGCCGATGTGGCCAAGGGTCACGCCGGGCAACGCCGTCACCAGGCCCTGAACGACGTCCTTAAATGTGGATCCGCCATCCAATGGCACGCTGACATCGCCATTGGCAAAGGCCGCACCGCCATCGTAGCCCACGAGATTCGTGACGTAGGTCGCGCCCTCGCGCACGCTGGATCCCTGCATGAGCATCCCGGTAAAGATGATCGGCATGTTGTCGCCATATCCCGCGCGCAGGGTCATGTCGCGTACATCCCAGGTTTCCCACTGATTCTTGCGAAGATCCTCACGGATATTCCGCGAGAGATTGAAAATGCTGATCTTGCAGGAATTTGCACTGGACAATGTGTTCCGGGTCACATCGAACCGGATCCCGAGCGGTAGCGTGATGGTGATGATCTGGCCACCACGATCCTCAACGCTTAGGGTGTAATTCCGCTGAAATTTATCCATTACCGGATCCCGTCAGATACAGGGCGTAATTTTTCACATCGGTCTGGGTGAGGACATAGAGAATCGACGTCGCCGTGGAGAAATCCTGTTGCTGTGTCGGCTCACGATTTCCCATGGTGTAGCACGCAAGCCCAAAGGGAATCTGATTCTTGAACTGGTGGAGCATGTTCGGGCTATTGACGATCCGGATCCCATTAAGCTGAAACGTGTTCTGGTTGGTGTCGGTGTACGTGAGCGATGTGATGAACCATCCATATTGTTGAGGCATGAATTCGATCGACATGGTGACCTTGGATCCATCCGGGAGGACCAGGGTCATCTTCTGTTTCGGTGCGCTGGTGATGTGCTGAATCTGTAGCATTTTCAGTCTCCTATGAGATCGACGACGCAATCGCATCGCTCTGTGGGAGTACATTCGAGACGTCCAATGGTACCGATGACCCGTTATTCACCTCATCCGAGCTCATGTGATAGAGACGGCCCTCATTATCGCTGGTCGTGAGCGTTTGCCCGGTCTTGAGAATATTCCCGGCAAATCGGATCATCTTGAACGTCACCTCAAAATTCGTGATCGTCCTGGTGTCCTCGCCCTGGATGGCGCGCAGGCTCATGATGGCCATGTCCTTGAAAATCGCCCACGGAGTTTGGATCGTAAACAGCGTGCGCGATCGCCAGTAACCATAAAACAATTGAAAGGCCACCTGTTGCTTGGTTTGGTTTCCGGAGATCACACCGAGCTGCGCATTGAACGCCGTCAGACCGCTCCCGGTGATGGTGTTGAGGCCACCTCCACCCGTGATCGATGAATAGGCGGCAACACCGGCATTGTAGGCGTTCACGCCGGTCTGATAGAGCTGGAACGCCTCATTGTACGCGATTTGCGCGCTGATCGAGAGTTGCGGTGCATAGGCGCCGATGAGGGTCAATTTGTCGATGTACTGTTTGGCCGCCTGAAGGCTACGCGGAATCACATTGTTCAGCTCGCCGATGTACCCGCTCACCGTGATCTGTTCAGGCTGGAGTGTAATGTGATCCTGAATGTGCGTGTTATCCTCGACGACGTGATCGGTGATCTCGCTCACGAGGGTCGCGGTGTTCTCGCCCTCGGTATCAAAGACCAGGGTCGGTGGCGGTGGTGCCGTGACGTTGTCCACAGGTGGTTGGTTCTGTGGTTGGTACCCGATCATTTTCTGCGGGTTTACCAGGATCAGATTCGAGAGAGACTGCGCAGCGTTTGCCGCCGATGAGATCTGTGAGATGTCCATTACTTGGTCCTCGCAAATTGATGACCCGCGATCTTATTCTGGTGTTTGATCGCGTCGTGTGCGCCCTTAGCCGCCTCCTTATGGGCTCTCTCCACCGCGCGCGTGTCCTTCGCATCACCGTGATGTTGAATGTTCTGCTGAATGTTGACGTTTGTGTTCCCGGCCGCTGCACCCGGCGCATCGGCGTATCGGTGCGGAGTCTTTAGCCAATCATCGGCCGACCGAACCGCTCGGCCCACCATCGTGTCCTTGAGCGGTTTACCAAAGGCAGAGTTTTTTTGAAAATCCGCCATCTGTTCGTCGATGTACCCGGCCCATGCAGCAAGACCGCCCTTATTTTTATCCGGGCTCAGCAGGAGGTCCCACCCCTTGAAGATCATGTTAATCACTTCGAAGACCTTCAGCGATTCGCCGAGTTTGATGAGGGATTCGGTCAGTTTAATCACGCTATCGGTTATCATCGAGATGTTCTTGACCATCTCAAGACCGTGTTTGGCGTTCAGATGACCAAATGCCATCTCAATTTTATTGCCAAGGTTTGCCCAGGCGACCTGGTTCTTCTGAAGTGTGCGCGCCTCGCCCTCATTGTATTTCGGTGCACGATCAAAATTTTTCTGATTGAACACGCCCTGAAATAATGCCGACTGCGTGCCCTCATTGACGCCCAACTGGGATAAGAGCTGGCGCATCACGGCTGGATTAATCTTCTGGGTCGCGGTCTGAAGTTTCTGCAGGATCCTAAACGCGCTATCAGGTGCCTTTAAGTCCTCTTTGCTGAACCCACCGACGTATTTTGAGAGGTATGCCAGTGGCGCATTCCCATGACCCAACAGCATATTGGTCATGGCGGATTGGATCCCCTTGATGGACGATGTCAAATCCTCATTGGTGACACCGGCCTGGCGCGCAGCGTATTGGTATTTCTGAAGGGTCTCGAGCGACATGCCGGTGACGTTCTCGAACTGGACCAATGAATTGCCGGTGTTGTTCGACGCGGCCGTCATCCGTTCCAGGGCGTACATCGCGCCGAGAATACCGGCCTTGGCCTCCAGGGACATATCGCTCAGCTTGGAGAGGCTACCCTTTAGACCCTCGAAACTTTTCTTCGAGGTCTCGGCACCTTTTACCATGATTTCGACGAATAGTTCCCCGGCCTTCACGGTTTACTCCTTATTCAGTTCAAGGTACGCACGTTCATAATCAGCGAGGAACTCTTCGTAGTAAAGAGCCTGGACCACGGAACGTGCAGGCATCTCCTGGGCCTCGGCCAAGGACGAGGCATAGCCCAATTTTACCATGCGCAGCTCAAGGAGCAACGGGTCGTCGTCGGCCTCTACTTTAGGGAGCCTTTTATTTTCGGTAAAACGCTCTCGAACTGTGAGTAGAGGCTTTTCGTAAAAGGGAGGATATTCTCCTTGGCCACCTCGATGCACGCAGGCATGTAGTCGCCGCGCGCGGCCTCGGGTTCCCAGGTGTCGTCAGATATGCGTCCGTCATTATAGAGCGCACGCTTGAAACAGACGTCCAGGGCCGCCTCGATCTTCTTCGAGGAGAAGGCCGTGCACATCAGATCCTTCATCAGATTGACGTCGATTTCGGTTTCGGCATCGATTTTGAGGGCCCTGGCCTCTTCGAGAATGGCTTGGTACAGGGCACGCGCGTCGCGGAACGGTGCTGGTTGAATCTTGAGAACCGCTCCCGACGGCAAGGTGTACTCTCTCATGTTCTACTCCTCTGGTTTGAGGTAAATTTCTCGGATCCGTTTTATTTAGGAGATCACGCGCGAGACGGTAGCAAAGTGAATCTTGTAGATGGACACCGATTGCTCTGTGTCGCCCTCCACATTGGATTTCACCGAGACCTGTTCGTCAAACACCCCACCGGCGACGATGTA